GCTAGGCCGAGTTCTATCATAGTTAATAGTTCCTCACGTTGTGTGCCTTCATATTTAGAAAAATCACCCTCTAGATACCATTGACCAAAGAGAAGTTTAGCAAATTGCTTGCCTCGTTCTACAAAGTTCTTTCCTTTCGAAAATTCAGGTATTTGTGTCATGGCATGCTCTAAGGCAGTAGTGAAGAGTCCATAGATTAGATTATATCTTGGATCCCTTCCCATGATCATTCTAGGCGGTTTCTTTTCTGCATAGATTTCATTTTTGACGAATGCTGTTATTTTTGAATGTTTTATTGGGTCAAAACCATTCTTCTTCACATCTAATACTGCATTTTTATAACGCATACCTAATTTCCCCTTTTTACCAGCCATGAATTCTCCAAGTGACATTGGGCCACTATAATTGGGTTTCATTTTCGCTGCTAGTTCGTCAATGATGCCCTCTACGATATTGCTATCATAGGTGACCTCATTGGAAGAGGCTTTTAGATATCTGTTATGTAATCCTATTGTTTCGTTGTGTATGCAGTTGCGCATTATGAAGTAATCAGTCTCGGTCATGTCGGGATTTTCGAACATGATGTCATAAACCTGATCTTTGCACAATGATGCGAATTTGGATTGTGTCACTTCTGCGTGTTTCCAAATGGCTTTGGGTAGAAGTTTTTCTCCTTTTTGACAACAAGTTGAAACGCACGCTAAGGATACGCGTGCGCTGCTAGGGCGAGGGGGCGAGACTAGTTTAACGGTATGTTTGCCCTACTAAACATCTTCCGCCAGAGAGAAACTCTTACTCTCCTATCATACTCAATGGTATCTCTTGCTAACAAAAATGTCGTATCTATCTCATCGGTTGCCTTTTGTACGGTAGCCGATATCTTATGAACAAAATCCGTGGGATAAGAATCCAAGGAGGCCGTCTTTTCATCGAGCCATTTACGAGATAATTTGTGCATATGTTCGAGACAAATCTTACGATCGTCATATTGTGGGAATTTGTTTAGCTTAAGGTAATTGAATAATTCGGGTATCATACAATCATCGGGTATGGTCACTGCGCGTAATTTTGATTGATCTTTTCTAGCAGTTAACTGCCCAATCTCGCGATTGATGGGTACAGAAAAATCAAATTTACTTGGTTTCTTGTTAAATAACAAGCGATTATACCAACGTGCCTTACGTTCGATGACTACATGTCCTGAAGTCCTAGTCACTCTGTTTTTACCAGTTTTCTCTGTGGTTTGACTAACTGTTTCCTCAGTTCCCGCGCTGATAGCAGGCATCATTAAACGACCCATCATGTTACCTAGACCAACTGATTTAACTGTCGGTAATTCGCAATAATAACTTCCATTGTTTTGGATGTATTTATCAGGAACCGTAATTGATTGCAAGCCTTCAACCCCACAAGAACTCTCCTTCTTTGGTACAAGCGCAAGAGCTTCCGCCGCTGATTCAGCAGTCACTCTAGCAATATCAGCCAATTCAAGTACATCAATGGCAGCTGCAGTTGGTGTGAATTTATTCATAAGCGAACTTAATCCAAAATCCTCAACATGCACTCCGGGCATACTCTCATCATTTAGTGGCGCATTATCGATACCAAATCGCTTCGCTTTACCACCAGCTTGTACGTGCTCTAGCATACCAGATAAATTAAAACACCTTAATTCATCCAATTGCTCCTCAAATGTTCGCTCAACATCTGAGTTGTCCACGGGAGCACCCCCTAGCATATTCTCACCTAATATGCTGTCTACTGTGGAACTGGTCATTTCGTTCACAATGACCTCATCGCATAGTGCTTCGTCAGTAGCATCTGATTCATCGACCAAAACTGAGAATTTGTTTTGCGTGTCGATGTCACCATTTTCCTTATGGTATGCGGCGCTTTCTAAAATTAATGCATCGGTCAAAGACGCAAAAGAAAGCATCCCCTCGTTATCGTCGTCGGGGAATAGATCCTCATCAAAACATCGTTGGGCGTTTTGTCGGGACATCTTGGGTGAATTAACCACCGTATATGGAGTGCTGACGTCTTCTTCAGATATAGCCTTGACAACCCCCTCCACTAGTTGTTGTCTATGAGTGACTCCTCTCTTGCACTCATGTGCTAAAATATGTGAACCACAAATACACTTGTACTTGTTCGGAGTGGCTCTCTTTATTTTAGCTCTATATCTAGGTGTGATGCGATGCTCACCAGTTGCAATGTACTGCATGGCGAGATCATAGTACGCTTTCTGTAACGTACGGGACTTAAGATCTCTGTCCTCATCCACCTTCTCTGATATTGCTTGAGCAACATCTTCGTCGAGTTTGTATCGACGCTTCGCGTATGGCTCCCGCGGTAAGGAGGCCCGTTTTTCGGGTCTTAGTCTATTTCTAGCATACCCCGCTTTTTCAAGCATTGGGTTCGGCGCCGAAACGTAAACGCCTATAGATTGATTACCACCAGACCTGGAACTGGTTGCAGGAACACCTATGAGATTCCCTAGCGGTCCACAAACTCCGTACGGTACTTTCGTGTCAGGCGCGACCCCTTCACTACTCATCCCGGCCTCGGCCGTGAGGTTTTTCTTAAAAAGTAAGTTGGTATCATTCGTCATCAATGTCCTACTTTCGCACTATATATCACTGATTAAAC